TCCAATCATCTCCCCCTAAATTCATAGTAGTAGATATTTCACAACTGAATCTATCTTTATGTCTTTTAAGAATATCACCTTTTTTATAAATTCTAGCAAAAGTATAAGCTGGATATAGTTTTAATCCCGTAGTCTTTTCCATAATAGGTTGACACTTCAGCATTAAAGTCTCCATTGCTATATCAGAATAGTTTGAGTAAGTATGTGGAATCTGACCATCTGCTCCTTCATACTCACCTAATAATGTTTCATAAGGAGATATAAATCTAGCATTACGACAGGTGTCTAATACTTGTCTTTTCATATGAAAGTAATTGTATAAAAACAAAGCTAAATCTTTATCTATTGCTTGTTTTATAACTACATATTTATTTTTTTTAAACGACATCTTTAGCCATCTCTTTCGGTACTGCTTGAATATTCCAATGTATAAATCTAAAAGGTTCTATTCCAAAATCTACACTAAACTCATGTTCTAAATATCCTGGAAATATAATTAAAGTTCCTGGTGTTGGTTTAAAATGAATAAGCTCACTACCAGCCAATACACCTTTTTGATCTTTCATTTTTAATTTAGTAGATCTAGCTCCTGTTCTAGGCTCGTGAAATACAGGTAGTGATGTTTTCTCACCTGCCTTTAGAAAATAAAATCCTGATACATGTTGGTTCCAATGGACGTGCGCGGAGTGATGACCTCCTCCCTTTTTTGCAAACTCTTGAACCCATAGTTCACTGAACATAGTTACATATTGTGACATATCAAAACCTTGATGATCTAAATATTCCCAAGACTTTTGACCAATGTAATCTCTAAAGTCTCTAAAATCGTTGTCCGCTGTAAGTGGAGTTGAATGATAACTTCTTCCAAAGTCTCCAAATTCTTTGATATGTTTTTTAGCTTCTGGATTATTTTTAGCAGCTTTAATATATTTATTAGTTGCTTTAGTTAAAGATTTTAAAAACTCTGGTTTTTGTTCAGACCAAATAGTTGTGTTAAAGTAATTATTTATATACATATTATTTAAAGGGGTATCCTAGGTTCCACATTACCAATGAATATCTCGTTCCTTTCGTTACGGGTTTAACTCTATGCCATACAAATGATGGAAAGACAATAATACTTCCTTTAGGTAATATCTCTTTTGCTTGTTTCAAATGTTTAGCTTCTTCTCTCATATGCGGATCATAGTTTCTAAAATCAAACTCTAATTCTCCACCTTGATATTCTGAACCATCGGTTAACTGACAAGTCATAGATAGCTTTCGAATTTTACCATTATCAGGTCCTTCTTTTTCATATACTTTGTCCCAGCTGTCACAGTGCCAATCATAGTATTGATTGAGTTTGTATTTTGTAAACTGACAAGATTCAGATCTATCCCAATCAAAATTCCAACCTGCAGCTTTATTAGCTTGATGAATGTAAGGGTGTAGTTCTTTATAAATCCAAGTATCATTTAACCAAACTAAATCTGATTTTCTTTTTCTTTGCATATTTTTAATTTGGTCTTTAGTTAATTCTTTATCACCATAGCCACCTGTTCGTGCCATAGTTTCTGCTTGTGATAATCCATGTTTTATAATGTCATCACATATTTTTGGAGGTATAGCTGATTTAAAATACCAGTAATAATTAGATATATTCATAGGTTATAGTCTGTACAAAATTTAAACTATCCTTTTGATTATTTGTGATGTAATACATATTCGTTGATGGAAACATTATGAACATATTATTCTTTAATTCTATATCCCAACTTCTACCCTTTCTTCTGTTATCATCGTAGTGAATTCTAACACTACAGCCGTCAACTTTAACACCGTAGAGTAAAGTATAATCAGGTGAGTTTCTAAGATCCACCGGATCTATATTTAGTAAAGGAATACTTACTTGTTGAGGTTTATAAATATCACCCCATGTTTTTTTATTAACTAAAGTAAAACCATATTCTACATTTACATGTTCTCTCATATAAGTAGTTAACATATCCCAAGTTTTTGAGAATGGAAATTCTTTATTGTTGAAAGTAGATTGTAAAATATCGTTGGTAAGTTTTTCTTGGTCTATTTCAAAACCTTTCGGCATTGATACATCACCAAAATATAATGATTGTTCTGTTAAAACTTTCTTTTGCATACCTACCACCATAAGTAATATTATTTTGTTAGATTGTCAAAGATTAAGAAACGATTGGAGTTGTAACTAAATCCCAAGATTGACTGGATTCATTCCAGTTATAATTGTATCTATTAGATTCATCTGCTGTTTGTTCTTCTGTTAATGCTGGTGCATCACCTATTGGTGATTTCCAAGAAGCAGATTCTAAATGTTTTACCCAAGATGCATGAGGTTTTTTAGGCCAGAAGATATTATCATCTTCATCCCAAGTATAACCAATACCTGCGTAATTTCCTCTTAAAGCAGTACCACCAGAATTGTGAGTATTGCCTGATGTATTATATGAAGTCTGAATCCACATTTGTGCGGGCCAGTTATTGTGTCTCTCTAAATATTGTTGTCCTACAGTTTCATCTTCAACACCGTCAGCGTTAAGCATATCACCGTTGTTTAAAGTAAGTACTGAAATTACTTTTGAATTAGATCCTAGTTTTGCAAAATGTGCCATATTGTTTCTCCTTATATATTGTTTTTTGATTTAAGTAAATACATATTAATTATTGAAATTTGTATTTAATAACTACTACACCAGAACCGCCTGCACCCCTACCAGAGCCAAAACAATCCCCACCACCACCATCACCTGTATTTGCTGCACCAATTGTTCCACTACTCTGTCCACCGCCACCGGCTGAATAAACTCCTAAATTTGGTATACTAGGTGCGGGTCCTACAGTTGGAGATACATCTAATCCTGCTCCACCGGCACCACTAGGACCACTAATTCCAATACTTCCTGCTCCACCACCACCTCCGCCTTGAGTTCCTGGACCACCTGGATTACCATAATTTGTTGCTCCTGTATTTGGTTGTGAAGGTTGTGTTCCTGTTACAGTTCCACCATTACACCCACCACCACCGCCACCAGATCCACCTGCTTCAGCGCCGCCACCTCCGCCGCCACCTCCACCTTGACCTCCACCAATAGTTGTAAAACCTAATGCAGTTGAATTACTTCCAGAAGTTCCGGGTGCACAGTTACCTGTTGGACCATTTCCTCCACCACCAATTACAATTGGATAACCTATTGCAGATACAGAAAAACCATCGCTATCTAAAACAAGGCCACCTCCACCTCCACCTCCACCATAAAGAGAACCAGCTCCACCTCCACCTGCAACAATAACAGCTGTAATAGTGGTTGATCCTGAAGGATTACCTACTGAACAAACAGTGAATGTTCCTGGTCCTGTAAATGTATGAATTTTATAATCTCCAGAAGTAGTTGGAGTTCCACCTGTTGCTGTAATATATGTAGGTAAAGGTGTATCACTTTGATTTCCTGAATCTGTTACTAACCAACCCCTTGTCACATCTACATAAACTAAAGTTACTGCTACACCTGCTGTAGATATTATTGAATCTATTTCTAATCCTGCAATTTTTGAACCGTTCCTTAAAAGAGTTATATTATTTGATGCTGCTGTACCTGCATAATCTGAAACACCTATCACTGCACCTGCTGCAGGACTTAATGGCAATGTAACACTAATTGCACCAGCTGTTGTATTTACAAAATAACCTACACCATCTACTGCTGTAAAACCTGTAGTCTTTGCAGTTGTATCCCAAGACACTGCACCGGTTGCGCCGAACCCGGCCGCCGTACCGCTGTTCGTGATTGTTACACCTGCGGGAATTGTGAATGTATCACCACTGTCCCCTAATGTCGTTGTACCACACGCGGTTCGCGGGGTTAATTTATTTACTTTTATTTCACTCATAATTTTTTCCTATTGAAATTTGTATCTTATTATAACGATTCCTGATCCACCTGCACCTGCTGGTCCTGCTGCCCCACCTGCTGCTCCACCACCACCGCCACCTGTGTTAACTGTTCCTGCACATCCTGTACCTTCTGGTCCACTTCCTTTTCCACCACCACCTACTCCACCTGGATAACCTGCTGGTGTACTAAAACCAGCTCCTCCTCCACCACCTGCTCTTGCAGTTGGAGTTGTATTAATTGAACTTGTTGCTCCTGCTCCACCCACACCACCTGCATTTGGTGGACTACCTGTAAGACCAACAGCAGTTGCACCACCACCCCCACCATAACCAGAAGGACCAGCAGAATCACCACCAGGAAATCCTTGTGATGGACTTACAGAAGGTGTATTTCCTGCTCCTCCAGTAGCAGAAGTACATCCACCTCCACCACCAGATCCTCCTGAACCAGCTGCACCTCCACCCGCACCACTACCCTTACCACCACCAGTAGATGTGATTGTTGAAAAAACTGAATTTAAGCCGTTAGTATGTGAACTAGAAGGATAACCTGATCCAGAAGTTCCTCCTGCACCAACTGTAATTGGATAACCTGTTGCTGAAACTGGTAAAGCTGTTGTTGCTAAAGGACTTGCTGTGTAAGAGCCTGGATTATATCCTTCTCTAAAACCACCTGCTCCTCCTGCTCCACCATTATTAGCACCTCCACCACCACCAGCGACTACCATATAATCTACTGAATCAGAACCTAATGGATTACCTCCACAAGTAACTGTAAATGTTCCTGGTCCTGTAAATGTATGAATTTTGTAATCTCCAGAAGTTGATGGAGTTCCACCACAAGCTGTTATAAAAGCTGGTAATAATCCTGCTTGTCCTGTTGAATCCATAGTATTTATCCAACCTTCTGTTGCATCTACATAAACTAAAGTTATTGATTGACCTTCAGTTAGAGCTACAAAATTAGCGGCTACACCACCTACTTTTTCTGAACCATTAGGTGTTATTGTTAAATTATTTGTTTGAAAAGTTCTTGTATAATCTGCAAAAGCTATAACATCACCCGCGGTTCCCGCTGGTAAATTTGCTGTTACTGCTGCACCTGAAGTATTTATAAAATAACCTACTCCTGCTACACCGGTAACAGTAGTTGTTTTTGCAGTTGTATCCCAACTAACCGCTGAATATGTTTGACCAAAACCGGATTGCGAAGCGCCGGCTGCTAAAGTAACTGTATCTCCACTTGCACCAATAGTAACTGTATTACCAGATTCGTTGATAATATTTTTACCTGCTGCTGTG